GGGCTTCGGATACGGGATGCCAGAGCGGAATCGAGCAGCTCGTCGAAGGTCTTGGACTGTGGTGGCTCGCCAGGACCACTCGCGGAGGACGGCATCTGGGTGGTAGGTGGGGATAACCTTCGTCGGTGGTCCCAGGTCAGAAGAATAGAGCATACTACCACGCCATTTTGTAATTCCACTAATTCCCGTGAGAGCCCATAAAGACGTATTGCCGAGCGCCACAATAACCTGAGGCTTGACCATCTCGATTTCTTTACGAAGGAGCTCGACACCAGTACGGACTGGCTCGAGTACATATTTTCCTCGAAGTAGATGGTGCTTTGCTGTAACATCTTTCTTGGCCTTTGCAATGAAGTGGTTAATGTCGTTGCCTAGTGGTCGCTCTCTGACGACATTGGTGATAAAGCATTCGCTTCGAGAGATTCCTGCTTCACCGAGCATTTTGTTTAGCTCTTGCCCCGAAACGCCCTGGAAGGGCCGCCCGAGGCGTTCCTCGTTGTAGCCAGGGGCTTCACCGACGATCATAAGGTTGGCGGGGATGGGGCCTTCTGGGCGGCAGATCATTTAAGCTCCCCTAATCTCTTAACAGCGATGCCGTAGGCTACTTCGTCCAGCTCAATTCCTGTCGCCGCAATCTTCAACCCATGAGCAGCCGGAAAAATGGTACCACTACCACAAAATGGATCAAGAGCCCGATCCCCAGGCCGGCAGGAGCGAGACAGTAAATCGCAATAAAGGTCAATAGGTTTCTGAGCAGCCCAACCAAGGTTGTTATCACTGCGATACTCCACTACATCAGGTGCAAGACGAAGGGTTGGCCGCCCATTTTTAATGGCGTAGAGGCAGAGTTGATAACGCCGGTGCGGCCCGTGCTGAGGCCAGGGGGCACGTTGACTGGAAGGGTTGTGCCAGACTAAGGGAGTACGAAAACATTGCCAACCAGCAGTAGCCATAAGCCCACGTAGCTCGATGAAATTATCAATATCACAGAAGCAGTAAAGATGCGCTTGCGGTTTGGTGACTGCAAAGCTAAGCTGGCTGAAATAAGCCATAAGAGTGCGCCAAGTAGCTAGAGAATCATCATAAATGTGCCCAGCAGCATTTGCTTTACCTCCTGAGTCGTTGAAATTTTGAGCGTCAATGCCATAAGGCGGGTCAGTGAGGATAACGTCGAAGGTTTCTTGCGCACCTATCATAACAGTTAAAACATCTAAGCAGTTTCCTCGAATTAAACTATGATCTTTTGAGCTAAACGTTCGGCCAACCGCTTCTCCCAGAGCAACATTACGCTTGGCTTCCTCTTTGCGCTTGATGACTTTAAACCCTTCAGTCTGGGTCTTGGCCGCAGCAACTTCAGGATCGCTAAGGTATCTGGCGAGAATAAGCTCTTCGCGAACCGCCTTTTGGGCTGCATTGGGGTGCTGGTCGGGGCGCAGGGTGGCTGCGAGGTCCAAAGTGGTGGGCGGCGGGAGGCTCGCGGCCGCGGCTTGGGCGGTACGCAAGACTTCGAGTTTGGCGGTGATTTCACAACGTTCCTGCCATGAGAGATCAACTCGACAGATGTTTTCTTCAAGTTCAGCCTCCATTGCTTCAAGAGGGGAAAGTTCTTCGAGAAGGGTGCAAGGAAAGTAACCCTCGGGAACGTTCTTGCCGTCGCACATTACTGAATCATTGCTCATCCAAAGAGTTTCAATGGCTTTCATCCTGCGCTCACCGGCGACAAGGTAGAGGGCTCCGTCGAGATAGCGGACTACTATGGGATGAAGCAAGCCGACTTTGGCAATTGAACTAGCAAGGTCAAGAAGAGCAGCAGAGTCAATTTCTTTGCGCTGGCGATTAGGTAAAATAATGATGGTTTCAGCTTTTATAGGGCGCATTTTAGTCCTTCGGGGTAGTGGACTGCTAAAAAACGAGGCGGTTGGCAGTCCCGCCTCAAGGTTCAGGGAGGGAAGGGAAACCTCCCTGAGGGGAGCCTAGGCTTTTGCTACGCTATCCACTTCGTCGTAAAACTCGCCCTGGTAAGAGCGATGCTTAATCTTGACTCTGATTTGCCGTCCAACCATCTGACGGATCGAGAAGGGCTCTCCAGGGTTGTTCATCCCCAAGGCTTCGCGATACCGCCGTAGATTGCCGTTCTTGCCTGTTGACCAGTCGATAGACTTGCCATCATCCTTCATGTCAAGCATGATGCCAGGGGTTAAGATGATCTTTTCAACACTGTCAACAGGAGTGCCATTGGAGTCCTTGAGGACACCCGGATAAGCAGACATGTCTATTTCGATCTTAAGATCAATCGCAATCCCAGACTTGACCTTGGCATCGGGCTTGTTGGAGGTCCAAGAACGAGCTACTGCGTCGGCAATAGTACCGACGAAATCAGAACCAGCGGGTAACGGTGGGCGCTTGGTGAGAGCTTCAGTTGTAGTAGAATCGAGATAGGCTGAAGGGTCGAATGAACTTGATTCATCGTTCATGAGAAAGTTCCTGTATCGTGAGGTAATGAATGAATGAATGGATGGATGAATGAGTATATCGCTAGGTCTTGACTTTGTTGGTAAAGGCACCTCCGCGGCTGAGCCACTTGGCTGTAATAGGGGTAAAATTTGGGTCGAGATGGTCTTTGATTGGAAGGTTACGGGTCTTGAGGTCGGCCTGGGAGTTAGCGGTAGACCAGAAGAATTTGTCACCCTCGCGCGAAGTTAGAATTACGTCACTGAACATCGGGGGAATCTTAGGTGCGAGCTTGACGCCAAGGGTAGCTACGGTAAGCTTTACGCCGCCGAGGACTTGATCTATTTCACGTTCGACGTGAGAAGTAAGGACGAAATGACACTTACAACCATCAGTAAGCTGGCGAATCAGTTTCTCAATTTGATCCATCGCAATACCCCAGTCACTTTGCGACTTAACTGGTTTGCCGCCCACAACAAGGCTGAGAGCAATAGGATTAAGCCCGCTAAGAGAGTCAATAACCAAACAACGATCAGGACCCCAAGTGTGAATATCACCAAACTTAGCCCCAGTACGATCGTCTGGAAAATCGTGCAGAGCCTTGAGGAGCAAGACAAATTGGTTATGCTTGGCACGGTTAACATCCTGCATCTTAGACAGCGATGCTAAGTCGAGTCGGTTGATGCTTTCGGCGGCAAAGGCCATTGTTGCAAAGCTTTCTTCACTTCGGTTAAGCACCGTCCAGTGCACGTTAGAGGGAATCTCAACTCCTCGATCTGTCCAGTAGCCGAGAAACGTTTCCAGTCCACTTTCGAGGAACAGTGCGAACACTTCCACTCCTGTGTCTGCCAAGGTTCCGAGGGCGTAGGTTTTACCAGTGCCAGTGGGGCCTTCAAGCAAGACGTTGACTCCGGGGAGGAGGGAGAGGGTTTCTGGTGTGTCATTCATGAGGTCTCCTTTGTAAAATTTAGGTGCATATCAAAGCTTCTAATGTAGAGGTCAAATTCCTTGGCTAACAAAGCCGCGGGAAGATGGTTGAGTAACTCCGTTTCAGCTTCGATAATCGAGCCGTGGATAAAGCAGCCATAGGCATGAACGGCTTGAGGATGGTCGATGCAAGGGACGTAGCGATGTTGCCAATGAGAAGTATCGCGGCCAGAGACACGACACCAACAGTCACCACACCAAGGGCAGATTATGACCAAGCTTTGAGAAAGGTCAGGATATAGTTGGATCACTGGCGTCTCAACGCTGAGACGTCTGAGGGTGTTGCCAGGGTCACTGTGCGCCGCCGGCGGTCCTGTTCGTAGCGGAACAGCGCGGCGGCTTTGGCGGCTTCAACAGCTTGGCCTAATAGATTCATTGCTTGGCGAGTCAGGACTACGTGGCTTTGCTCAGCGTTAAGGGCGTAGCGTTCGAGTTGAGCTTCAGTCAATTCACGGATGACGAAAGTCTTGGCGACTTCGGGGTCGTTGATCACGAAGGTTTCGGAGTTAGAATCCTTGGGTCGGTTGTTGATGGTCTTTTCCATTTAGCTCTCCTTGGGTTTATAGTTTTGTCTCGATTCTCAGAAGGGGATTCCACTCTCTACGCTCGAAATAGGTTTCAAGCCACGGTGTTTCATCTTGAGATGAACATGCTTCGCGGAATTGACAGCCGCCGTACTCTGCACAAGCGTGGTCGAGGTTGTGAACCCAAATGCCGCTCTGGTAAGCCTTGACTAGCTGCTCAACGTACCAAAGCATCTCGTAGTACCAGCGGTCGATCTGCCATTCTGGGCGGTAGCTGATTGCCTGTTGGGTGTCGTATTTGGTTTTCAGGATTGAGACCCCGCGTATAAGTGCACCGTCCACCTTGATGCCGATTCGCCCGGCTCCCCAGGCGTAGCCGGTGAATTGACTACGCAAGTCCCACTGACGCGACCAACTCGCGCCAAGTTGAGTAGTAGTCTTTTCATCTGTGATATAGTGTCCACCAGCATAGTTGAGGATAGCGTCCATTCGGCCACAGTAGATAATAGGATATCCAGTGTCAGGATTGCTGATGGGGAGCGGCTCGGCAAAGTTGACTTCGATTGCACGCTTGCCGCCGGGGAGGACAATTGGGTCGTTTTCGTAGTCAAGGGGATAGTTAGACCAGTAGAACTCAAAGGCGCCGAGCATTCGTTCCGGGGACTTAGCAGAGTCTGCAGGGCATTGAAAATCTCCATAGAACTGCAGGAGCTGTTGAGCGCCTTCTGCAACAGAAGTTTCACTATCCTTTCCCTCGACGTAGAATGCAGTTCGAGTTCTTTCCACACCAGAGGCAAAAGCTCCTCCAGCGTGAAGATGAACTGACGGCTCGCGGGATTTATAGTGTTCAAAGTACACCTTTCGGCAAAGTTCGGGACAGCTCTTGAATGCGCTCAAGAGCGAGGCGTCGATTTGGTCAGGGAATTTGGGAGTGAAAAGCAAGAGAGTCTCCTTTAAAGTTTGTCTAGATTAGCTTGGATTAAGGATCACTATCTGTATCTTCGCTGTCGTCTTGATCTTCGTAGTCGTCTTTAATCTCCTGAGTTGTTTCGTTCCAGTTTTGCCAATCAATCATATCAACGCTGTCGAAAAAGTGTGGGCCACAGAGATCGGTATTTGACATTGAATGCTTTGCTACTACGACGCAAGGCGACGCACCACAGATGCGGCAAGAAGCTTCGAAGTCAGGGTAGTAGGTAGATTGTGTCATAGCCAACTCTACATAGCGTCAAGGTCGGCCAAGGCGTCTCCAATATCCGCTTCGCTCGGCGCACTACGCTTCGTTCGCGAGCCTTTGGATTTCGCAGCAGCCTCGGCGGCAGAGGAGCGTGAGCAGCGTAGGATGATAATAGCACGTTTCATTTCATCCAAAGTTGGCGGCTGGGGGTGGTCCTTGGAGTTGCGCAAGCGCAATTCGTTGATGAAAGTAGATTCTTCAGGCGTCATGATTTAGGTCCTTGGTTAAAGAATTCATTAAGCAGATTGGTGAAGAAGCGTTGATAAGCGCCTTGAGGCACACGCTTTTCAGAGTCACTGTAAAGCAGCAAGTCCAACCGCGCTCGAAGATCTTCGGGGAGGCAAAGGTTGATCTTGGAAGTGCGAAGAATCGAACGCGGACGGCTCATTAGAAGTCCTCTTCGAGGTCATTCATCAGCTCGTTGAAACGGGCGACAATCTCTCTAATCTCCTTCTCGCTTTCAGGCTCAGGCTGAGCCTGGAACTTGGGATGAAGCCAGAACTCACCCCAGACCAGCTCGTCCCTAATGGGTTCAAGGCCTTGGACGGCGGGAAGAAGCCTTCGGGCTGTCTTGCTCAATTTGTGAAAGTATTCTTGAAAGTTCCCGAGCGGCCCATCCTCGCGATGGACCAGGCGGATTACAGCGCCCAAGCGCCAGTTTTGGGGATTGGCGTAAGTTGACTGATGGGGCGGGGATGGAAGCTTTGGCTTTCGGGCTTCTGCGAGTTCTTCGAGATAGATTTCCCTTTTGATCTCTTTGAAGAGAACGTCGAGAGGATTGTGCAGGGCCATGGTTAGTCTCCAATTTGGTAAGTTGGTCAGTCAATCGACGGTGTAATACAGTCTCCTGGGGTAAAGAGTCCCGCAGCCAGTAAGGCGGTTGACCCTTGGCTGCGGGTTGAGTGAAAGGGTCGGTTTTAACCTTCATCTTCGTCTTCGTCTAGGGCATCTTCTTCCACCAGCTTGTTATAGTAAGCACAAATTTCATCGACTTCAGTTTTGAGCTGGCTGGCTAGTTTTATTGCTTGGGTAAAATCAAGCCGGTTGGTGTACGCCCAATCAAGGTCATTGTTGATACGACGAATAATCGAGTACAGATCCTTACAAAAAAGCACCAACCGATTCGTCGAAGAAAGCTTTGGAACAATGGCCTTTGCTGCCGGCTGTTCTGGTTCATTCATGAAAGTCTCCTGTTTGATGTGTTCCACGCGCCCATAATGTCACAATTTGGGGCGCCCCGTCAACCAAGAGTTTGAATTTTTCTCTCGACTCTTTGGGCCGTAGATTGGCTGGCTGAACTGTGGAAAAAGAAACGGGGCCTTTCGGCCCCGCGTCCCGCCCAGCGTCAAAGGAGACTAATCCAAACCGCTGGACTTGGCATCGGGCGGCGAGGGCGGCCGCCGCGTCTGCCTAGGCACTTGCTCCCATCGCGTCCAAGTCGTCGAGGGCGGCACTGGTATCAACCTTCGCACCCTTGGAAGCCTTCTCCGTTTGAATGCGATCGACAATTTGCTTCATGGTCAAGCCTGCTGCATTCTTGCGCTTGTCATCAAGCTTCAGTTTGTCCTTGAAGGTCTTGTCTTTGTCCTTCAAGAAGGCCTTGATTACCTCGAGTGGCTTGCCACCGTACTCCATCAAAGCCTGAATCAACAGACTCGTGCCGCCGAGTCCATCGCCTGCTGCGCGCGTTGACCACTTGCCCTGTTGAATGTTTTCGTTCAATTCTTCGAGCGTGAGGTACATATCATCAGGATCGACTTCGGACTGGCCTTCGGCGGGCTTCAGCCCTGCAAGTTCGTCACCGTATTTCTGGATAACCCCGTGACCAAGGAACTGACCATGAAGTGAAGCCGGCGGTACGACGGTCAGCACTCGACCGTTGACGAAATTGAATCTTGCGTGTTTGAACGTTCCATTCTCGTTTAGATCATAGTACTTGTTCATCTTTTTCGGCCCGTTCTTGCCGATGACAAACTGGTCTTTAGACCCGTCTTCCATCTCGACTGTCAAATACTCAGTGGGGGCTTTCTTAGGCTTTGCCGCGCCGTTGGCTTGGGCTGCGACTTCGCTTTCTTGTGCACTCATTCTTAGAACTCCTTTGATCGTTAAAGTTGGAGGAGGTTAAAGCGGCCCTCCTCCGTGGCCGCATTGGGCAATTTACACCATTGGTTTGAGGGTGTCAACAAAGTTCTTGGATTCGTCAGAAAACTCTTTGACTACTCTCGGCTCGAGAGGCGAGGTGAATAGACGCTCAGCCATAGCTTCAAGATCACAAAGAACGTTGCTGCTATGGACGTAAGTCCAGTTCGCATTAACACCGTCCCACTGTTGGAGTCTAAACCAGGGACTCAGCTGTTGGTCAAAGCATTCAATAATTCTCAGTTTCATCTTCGTCATCTCCTTTAGATTCGTCAGGATTTTCATCAAGGTTTTCATCATCAAGATCTTCAGAATCTCTATCCTCGTAGTAATACTCAGGCGGCTCTCCTGGGCCGCGGTTTGGAATGTTGTACCAAGAAACCTTTCCAAGGCGACCGAGGCTCACAGGTCGTCCTCGGGGACTTCGCTGTGGCCTGGCCAGTCTTGCCAAGGAGTTTCAGGCTCGAAGCTATCAAGCAAGAACCCGAGTTCCGATTGGTTGTCCAGAGCGTTCATTTCTTTATCTCCTCGTTGCGGAGTAACTCTGCCGCCTTAGCCCAAATGTCTGATTCGAGCTTGAACTTGGCTCCTTCAATCACTCTATCCCGCCACTCAGGCGAGTCGAGCAGGACCGGCGGCTCTTTGGGGTCTACAGCTTCGCGTCTGACTTTAAGATACTTTTCAAAAGCTAGGTTTGACTTGGCTTGAAAGAGTCGGATCATGCGGTTCATCAAAGTCTCCTTTGTTGGTACAGTACCGGCTTTTTGGCCGGCTGGTTGGTTGGTTGAATCAAAACTTCCTCGGCCTTGCTCCATAGCCCAGCCGCTCTTGTGCCCTTGTAATCGCTACGTAGTGAAGATTGTCCTCCTGTTGCTTTTGCTCCGGGGTAAGGTCTCCAAATCCACCCAACAGATCGGGGCGAAGTAGATAGACTGAGGGATGCTCCAAGCCCTTGGCTTTGTGGATGGTTGCAAAGATTGGACCTCGGGTTGACTCCCCGAGGGACTTGACCATGTTAACCATGTCTGAGACGAGGGTGAATTCGTCGGCAAGGAGTTTGACAGTTTCGTATTTGTCATAAAGACCTCTGAGTTTTCCTGTTTTACCTTTGGCCAGACAGGCTTCGCGCTCACGCTCGAACCAACGGTCGAGCTTGGCCCTCAGGTCACTGGTGTGGGTGGCTTTGAATCCTCGAATGAAGGACTGGAATGAATCCAGAAAGTTGGATTTGACCTGGCAAGGCTCTCGGCGGCGAACACAACGAAGGATTTCAGCAAACAGTGGCGCGTTGTTGCGGCAGAGGACCATATGCTGAGCCCACTGGGTAGGGTTCACATCATAATCCAGAATCTCCCCTTTAGGTGCCCCCTCCCGCCATTGGATAGTGGGGCAAAATTCCTGGGCCGCCGTGACAATCACCTGGGCACAACGGTAGCAGATACTTAGGGGCAACTCCTGCATCTTGAACATCTGTTTCAGCAAATCCATCGAATCATGCGAAGCGCCTCGGAATCCATAGATTGCTTGGTGGCGATCGCCCACCGCAACAATCCTTGACTCCCTTAGCTGTTGCAACATCAGATGCTGGATGGGACTCAAGTCCTGGGCCTCGTCAATAAAGACGTTATCGTACTGGGGAAACATCCAAAGGTGGAAAACCGGCAGCCAGAGCTGGTCATCGAAGTCGAAGGTCTTTTCATCCAGCCGCGATCGCTCGAACCCTTCGCGGCAGATGATTGCGAAGTCGCTCAGCCGGTCGAAGGGAATGTCGAAGCCATAAGCGTCAATCAGATCAATGAAGTCCTGGGTCTCGGGCGGCTTTGAAATGCCCAGGGCACAGTTCTTTGCTAGCCCAATCACCCTGGATAGGGTGTATCCATATTCCTTGAACTCTGGGGAATCCTCCATAATTCCCTTGAGCAAGTCCATCGTCTTTCGGGCATTCAACTTCGCCTCTGGTCGATTCGCCATCACGATGCTGTGACCCAGCGCATTGAGCGTTTTGACCTCCCCTCTCGGTGCCCTGGATGCGATATCCAGCGCAATCGACTTGTTAAAAGCCATAAAGAGGCTCGTTCCTTGAGCCCACTTCAGCCCTTCAATAATCGTTGTGGTCTTTCCAGACCCGGCCACGGCCTGGATTAAGAGATTTTCTCTTTCCTTGATTGCGTCGAAGATGGATAGTTGAAACGGTGACCAGGACTTTTCAGTAGCTCGTGGACTCGCCTGGGAGTCGTCCGAGAGCTGGTCGAGGATGCTAGACATTTTCATCTCCCATTTTCTTGAGTCCCTGAACTACATGCAAAGCCAGGGTCATGTAGTCAGCTATTTGCTTCTCGTCCGGCGGCCCATCCATATATTCATTAATAGCTTGAAGCGTATCACATCCTGAACACGAGCCGTAGCTAACCTTGACATACCAGAAATCCGAAGGTTGATAGCCCTTTTCTGCGATGACGAAAACCAGGGTTCCTTGGTAGTCTCCATCATCCACACAGTGGATACGCTCAGGATCTGGAGTGGCATGGTCTTTCTCGTCCTCGCTAATAGCCTTTATCACCGTGTGAATCAGCGTTTGATAATCCTTTATCTGGCCGGCGGCAAAGACTCGTCGTATCTCGTTGCGCTTCTTGTCAAATCGCTTGATGAATTCAGTAATCATTTTGCCTGTCTCCTTAATAGTGTCCTAATTTGTGATACAGTATTCAATAAATTCGGTTCCGAAAGCAGTACCAAACGCTAACAGGATCGCTCCGACACAGCATGAAAAGCCGAAATTTTGCAAAGGAATGCTTTCCTGAAACAACCCAAATATAAATACTATC